ATACGTCGTCATGTTCCCATCAAGCGTGCCGGAATCAAGGCGCAAGTGCTATCTTTAATTCTGAACGTGTAATTGGTTCCAATATCGGAGTCGGTTTTTAATACTACATTCATTGTATGTCCGCCTTTTATTAAGGCGGAGCGATATATTCGCCCCGCCTTTAGGTTTACTTACACATCCACTTCTTCCCAAACATAATGGAACTGAATCGAATTGGTCTGAATCGCAAACGTATATGATAGCAGCGCATATCCCGGCGGAATAACAATGCTGCCATCAATTTTGTAAATGTTGCCGGTCAAACTTGGTATCGTTGAAATAGCACCTTCCATCGTCGAACCAAATACTCTAATGAGTATCGGAGTTCCGATGGTTGCACTGTTGTCCGTTAATGCAACAGTAGTTGCCGCACCATACTTAGCACACCGCGGAGTAACTGCCTGCGCCATGTCGCCGACCGTGGCAACCATCAAACCAACAGTTCCTTCGGTATTCATAACGATTTCCTGCGCCCATCCGAACTCATGGAAAATATAATTTTTCCCACTTGTTGAAGGGTTGCCAACTCCCAAACCTGTCCATGTAGTTGCCAGAGCAGCCGTAGTTGTTACGTTTGTCTGGTTACAGACTGAAAACAATCTGCCCTGAATAGCGGCATCGGCCATCGAGCTTTTTGTTAAAACAATTCCCTCGTTATCAACGAGCAAAGGCCGGGCAATCCCATCTCTATCTTTTCCGTACATTTTTATAATCCTCCTTCAGCTAAATAGCCGCTGCTTGTATCGCATAAATATCTCTTAAATCTTCAGTCCAACCGCCATCATGGAAAATGTATTTTTTGCCTACATCCACCGCATGGAATGTTGAGCCCTCTGGGGCGTCGGTGATCGCCATCTGATCACCGTCCGCCCCGTTCCATCGTTGTATCGTCGTTTCAAGATAGGCTGACATCATGCACCCCCTTATAGGGCCGCTTCTGCATAAGCACCATCGCTATAAGGAAGATAGTGCAGGACAACTCTGAAAGTTCCGCTTGTTAAACTTGCGTCAGACGACTGTACGCCGATTGTTCCGACAAAATCTAGCCCACCGACAATGTGCGGAGTGACACAAGTCACGTCTGACAATCCGGCGGAATCGGTTATCACTGCATGTGTTGCAACTGCTCCACCGACATGAACAACACGCACCCCTTGAGCCGCTTGAGCAATTGAGTCACACTTAGCATCCATTGCATTGAGCGCCAGAGCCGGTGAACTGGCATCATAATAAAACAATATTTGACAGGCATGGTTTGATACTACCGTTACAATTTCAAGGTAAAGCTGCTTGACTAATATCCGACCATAAACATTGAAACAATCCGTGTTCGTACCTCCGGTCAACAGATATGTCGCTGCCGCCAGTGTGGATGTTTCAACCCTCAAACCACCATTGATATACCCAATCATCTCTTGAGTTGATGGATTAAAATTAGGCATTTTATTTCTCCTTGTTAAATTAAGGCGGGCTGTTACACCCGCCTGATTGTTTTTAGGTCAGTGCCGTTCCTGCTACGTTGTTTTTATAGCGCGGCCACAAAATCGCAGTGATTGTCACCTGTCCGGTGCAACCGGTTTTGACGGATCGGTAAAGTTACAAGTCAACCAATCATATGTATTTCCTGCTGCGGTCATCTGTGATCCGGGAACTTCAACAACCAGCAAATAATTGTCATACGTTCCGTGAGTTATGGTCAGAGCCGCACTTGTTGACCATGCACCCAAAACATCCGCCGAAGCTGAGCCACATGCCGCGCTCCCCCATGCGTAATTGAATGTCAATGCTGAAGTCAAAGCTCCGTCCGTCGCGCCCGCATAAACATAAAACACAGGTGAAGCAGTGCCAATGTCATCAAACTGCACCAGCAAGGTTGCATGATGGTAATTCTTCATATTAATGGAATCAGATGTCATCAGTGTGTCATGTGTTGACAGGTCGTAACCGCTGAACATCGGAACTAATTTAAAATTTTCTGTTAAATACATTTTTTATTCCTCCTTATCTGTTAAAATTAACTTCTGGTTGCCAGCGCGACAAAGTGCGAAAGCGTGTCGCTGCCCTTATACGGAGTCAATGCGGACGCCCTTTCAGGCTGTCCATCAACACGCATAACGAAGCGGAATACTGATTCATCGTAGTCAAATTTCACATGGATGGACATTGCGCTTTCGATGCCGCCCTTTTCGGCCAGGATATAACCGCCGAGATCGGCAAAAATGATGTCGCCGACGGTGCCGAGAGTTGCCGCCTGTTCAATGGCAATAACCGGGCGACCAAACAACGTCCCATAAGGCTGACCGGAAAGTCCGCCGGCAGGCATGTAAACGGGAACTCCACCAGTTCCCACAGCAAGGGACATAGTGAATAACTGCGGCTGAATGTTCTGATTGATCAACCAAACGGAATTCGGCAAGGACTGCGGGAACATCCGTGAATACATTTTAACGATGTTTTCTGTGACTACCGTTGCCGCTTTCTGACCGGCTTCTTTACTAACGGAAACCAAGCAACCGGCATTGAGAATGCCAAGAGGCTGACCTGCACCAGTGCCGTTGATGATCGCATCATCCAAAAGAAAACCAAACTCAGAAACAAAAGCCTTGCGAATATAAGATTCTAAAGCGGTCGCGTCCACCAACAGTTCATCGGTCGCGTAGCAGAGTCCAATAAGCTTTTTCAGGCTCAATTCAATCTGTCGGAATTTCGGCTTGCTTGGAGTCTTTTGGGATGATTCGTCTTTCCAGTAACCGATAATTCCGCCGGAGCGCGTAGATGCGCGGGAAGTCTCATCGACACCGTTGATCTTGATGCTGTTGGCATTTCCTGAAATCTGGATTCTGCGACAGCGCGGCGCCAGAATTCCGGTCTGATAGACCTGTTCAAGTAACTCATTGGTGAAATCCTGCTGAACGAGGAACCCGCCGTCAGAAGGAACCGTCTCGCTCAATCCTGACGCCGCATTAAACAGACGCGGGTCAATGCGTCCGCCGGGTATTCCGGCGTGCATGACTGTTGCCAACTGTTCACCAAAAGACGAAAAGCGGTCTTTTGCGCGTGATTCAATAAGAGCCTTATCAACCCCTGGCTGACTGACTACCGAACTGGCCGGGGCTTCCATAGCCGCGTTAATGCGTTCCTGCCGTTCTTGAGTCGCCAAAATTTTGCGTTGTTCTTCGACTGCGTCAAGAATTTCGTTCTTGAGCGAAATTTCTGCTTCTGATATTTCCCGATTTTCATTGATACACTTTGCGTCAATATCGGCTGCCTTTTTCATTAAATTCTTAATGTCTTCACGGTATTGCGTAATAGTTTTCATTCCTCTTTCTCCTTTTTTCTCCTTTGTGTTTCGGGCAAAGAAAAACGGCGACAATGAGAAGGTGAGGCTCCTCACAGCCGCCGTTAATTTCTTTCTTGCGTCCACTGTCAGTCTGGCCGGACTTTCAGGGAAACCCAAATTGTTATTTACGGCATTATGCCGTTGTTGGTGCTATTAACTCCGCTCTCGTCAATAATTCAGAAACACGATCCCGTTTCACTGTCTGCGTTTGCCCGGCATCTCGCAGGGGGTCTGCTAACTGTGCTTTTTCCGGCTGTCCAACATCTCGCAGGACACCCTTGAAACCACATGCAATAATGGATTTTGCTTCTTTTCTCGTATATCCTGCATCCCTTAAAATACTTTCTAAGTCGCGTTCGTTTTCCGGCTTGTTTGCAATACTTTTTGGAATCTTTTTGAAACCATATTTCGCCATAATGGGCGCAAACCTCGCGCAAGCTGCCATGTCCATTTCTTCGGTTATTTCATCAACAAAACCGTATTCTTTCGCCTCTTGCGCAGAAAACCACGTTTCGGCGGACATCATGTCATTTATTTCCTGCATGTCTTTCCCACTCTTATCAATATAAGCCATTCTGATTGAATCGCTTACCTTATCAAGCGTGGCGGCCATCTTGCGAAGTTCTTCAGCATTTCCTATGGCGCGGCCCCATGGTTGATGAATCATGTAAAGCGCATTTTCCGCCATGATTACTTTGTCGCCAGCCAACGCAATGACTGAGGCGATAGAACCAGCCAATCCGTCAATATATGTTGTAACATTCGCCGGATGCTGCTTGATCAGGTTGTAGATGGTCAAACCGTCAAACACTTCGCCGCCTGGTGAATTAATATGAAGATCAATTTGTGACGCCTTAATACCGGCAAACTCTTTTTGGAAACTCTTTGCCGTTGTGCCGCCTCCTGACCAGAAATCTTCCCCGATCTGTTCATAAATCCATATCTCTGCTTTGTCGGCTTTGTTTTCTATCTTAAACCA